CGGTTTCCTCTTAGCCGTTACCTACAATCCCTACATATACGCCGCTGCTACCGTTCCGCGCTGGGCTTTCCTCGCTATCACATTGCCTTTTGTGCTTGGATTTACAGCACCTAAGCCTTTAACCCTTTTGCATCTAATCGGAGCATGTCTGCTCGCATGGATGACACTAAGCCTGTCATGGACGGTAAACCTGTCAGACGGTCTAAACGAGTTCATACAGTTCGCCATCCTGACTCTAGCATTCGTGTATGGCGCGCGGCTTCAATCGCCGGAGAGAGTGTTTATTGGCCTCGCAGTTGGGGTAAGCGCGTCAAGCTTAATAGTTCTGTTTCACAGGCAGGGCATTACAGCGCAGCCGATAGTCTCGACGCTAATTGAGGGCTTATTCGGCAATCGCAATATCCTGGCCGAAACCGCAACGCTCACGCTGATAGGCTGTATTGGTTATAGATTGTGGTGGTTTATTCCCGGTCTATTGCCTGCAATCCTGATTCAACCATTCGAGCGAGCATCATTCATTGCCCTTATCGTGGCAGGTGGTTCGTGGTTATGGTCTAAGTCAAAGGCCGCCGCGGCGGTTTGTATTCTGCTGGCGGTTGCAAGCGCGTGGGCCGCGTCTCAGGTTCATCTTTATTCGGCCTCGACCAGCGAACTTGTCCAACTCTGGCGAGAAACCCTTAGCGGCATTACCCTGTTCGGGCATGGTCTCGGATCGTACTATACCGATTTCCCCTACTATTCGATGATGGACATAGCGCAGACCAGGCCGGAACACGCGCACAATGACATATTGGAATTGGCCTTCGAAACCGGAATCGTCGGTGCCTGCCTATACTGTGTATTCATCGCCACTGCCTTGGGAATGGCGGATGGGGTTTCGCGTAGTGTCCTGGCTGCGTTCGTTACCTTCGGCATGTTTGCGTTTCCTTGGCACATTCCAACGTCAGGATTTATCGCGGCTCTTATGTTGGGTAATATTGCTGCCGATGGGGATAGCCTATGGTTATCTAACATTCGCCTCAGAACGGCATTACGCCCGTGGCATGGACGAGAGCCGTTCCCCGATAGAGCGCATTCAAAACTTGAGGGCCGCGCAGGCTAATATTCTCGACTGGAAAATGCGCGGGGCATCGGCAAGGTTTATCTTTGCGATAGCCAATTCAAATCCAGGATGGCAGGAAGCCGCGAGAGTAGAGCTAATCCACGCCTTGCATGTGGATTATACCGCAGCGGATATGATTATCAGTCTTGTCTCGATTGATCTTATGCTTGGACGGATTGATGAAGCCCAAGCCTATTATTCACAGTTCAAGCTGGCAGCTAAAAGCTCCCCGCTGATTAAATTGGTGGAACAAAACCGCCAACAAAGCAGGCCCGCCGTCGCTGCTCATCCCTGACGGTCTAGGAAGCATCCAAATGAAACGCTCTAAATTGGCTGCGATTGGCCTCGTCTTTGCGGGTTCAATCGGTTTGATTACTTATGCGGCTGCTAGTGGCATATTTCCTGATTATCCGGTAGTTGGCAGCGCGACTTATTGCGCTGGCAGTTCCAGCACTGTTAGCGGTACTTATACTGGCTCTCAAACCGGCTGCCCTAACCAGGTTCCGGCTGGTCCGACTATTGTAACCGGCAATGAACAAATCCCGGCTGATACGCGGTTGGCCAATGGTGTAGCCCCGGCGACTGTTCTTATCCCGATGGCTTCACTCAATGCGCTGCCGATTCAGTTTGTGACCGTGACGGGTGCGAGCCCGGCTGGCATTAGTGCGGCGAATAACAGCGGTGGTGTCTGTTATAATGCTGGTAGCACGATTACGGCGGCTAACATTACCTTGCCGCTCGCACCCATCGACGGCCAGCAATACAAAGTCTGTGCCAGCAATACGATTACGACCCTTTCGATTGCAGCGGCAACTGGTTCAAGCTTGGCGGTATCTACCCCGACAGTCTTGACCGCTTCGACGACTGCGCCGCAGGGCTATGCGTTCATCTACAATGCCGCAACTACTAAGTGGTTTAGGCTTCAGTAACCTCCCCAGACTTGGCCGGGGCTTAAAAACCCCGGCTACTTTTTCACTAGGGCAATTCATATGAAAAAACTACTTATCATTGCGATTGCCTTGGTTCTGGCTTCGCCAGCCTATGCGGTTACGGGCCAGCCTGTGTCCGGCGCTATTGTTGGACTAAGCACAGTCAATGCGGCGGTTGTCATTACGACCGGAAACACGTTCCAGACCGTCTTGGCAGGCACAATAACACGACAAGCCCTGACCATCGAGAATAACAACGCCAGCGATAGTTGCTGGGTTTACATCGGCTCTGGAAGTGCTACTGAGGCTAAATCAATCCTATTGCTCGCAGGCGGTTCTTACACCCGTTATTGGCCGTTTGTTCCGAGCGATGCTATTCAGGCCACTTGTGCGACCAGTTCCGACACGCTGTATATTGATTATCAGTGAGGACAGCATGGTTATAGAAAACATTGGGTTAGGCGTTCATTGGCATAAAATTCAATGGGGCTACAAGGAATTTTACAATCGGTGGAGCGGTTATTGTAGCGGCCCAAGTGAATGCGTTTGGATTGTGCCGGGCACAATACCGGAAGAATAGGTGAAGGTTCAGTTTCCAGAACTCTCCGCGCCTTTATTCACGCCTGCCCCCTATAAGGTTATGCACGGAGGCCGGGGCGGTTCTAAATCTTGGAACATGGGCCGCGCACTCCTACTGCTAGGCTCTAATCGTAAGCTCTTTATAGTTTGCGGTCGTGAAATCCAACGCTCTATCAAGGATTCAGTTCACAAGCTATTAAGCGAACAAGTCTCTGCATTGGGCTTGAGCGACCACTACGAAGTTCAAGAATCCAAGATACTTGGTAAAAACGGCACTGAAATAGTCTTTGTCGGTGTCAGAAATAACATTGCCTCTATTAAATCAATGGAAGGCATAGATATATTCTGGCTAACGGAAGCCACACATGTCTCAAACCACACCTGGGATACACTACTGCCCACTGTGCGACGGGACGCTCCCTTCGGACCTTTCGGTAGAGGATCGGAGGTTTGGATTGACTTTAACCCCGACCTGGGAAGTGACGACACTTACAAGCGTTGGGTACTTAATCCGCCCGCTAATGCAATCGTCATGGAACTCAACTGGGGCGACAATCCCTGGTTCCCCGAAATCCTCCAACGTCAAATGGAGGAAATGAAAGCCAAGGATTACGATAATTACCTGACGGTTTGGGAAGGCAAAGTAAGGCGCAGTTTAGAAGGGGCGATATATGCCAAAGAGTTGTCTGCCGCCATTACAGAAGGCCGAATTAGTCCAAACGTCGGATATGATCGTTCTAAAGGTGTCACTATCTCGTTCGATCTTGGCCGATCAGATATGTGCGCGCTCTGGTTTATGCAGCAAATTGGCATGGAACATCACGCCATCGACTTTTACGGAAATACTGGCTTCGGCATTGACCATTATCTCGAAGAAATCCAGCGCCGAAAATATCTCGTTAAGCGAATAATCCTGCCGCACGATGCGAAAAACCATCATCAGGCCGCAAGCAAAACTATCTGGCGGCAAGTATGCGACTTCTATGGGGTTGACGAGGAAACGGGCGGAAATATCGTCAAAGAAGCAAAGAAAATCAGTGTCGTCAGTGGGATTAATGCCGTCAGACAATTATTCCCCCGACTGTACTTTAATGAAGAGGCTACGTCTGATGGCGTCCTTGGACTTCAACATTATCAGTACGGCGTCAATCCTGAAAAGGGCACAAGAACTAAAGAGCCTTTGCACAACTGGGCATCGAACCCCGCTGATTCATTACGTTACTACGCCGTTGAAGTGAAGGAAGGCAATAAGCCTCCGAAAGACGATGAATATTATGACCATCCTTCATATTCCGGCGATCAAGCCCAATCTTGGATGGCGTAATTGAGCCGGGACAGGCTCGATGATATTTATGAAGGGCTGTCTGAGGACGATAAAATCGTTCAAGAGGCCAAGGACGAATTTAAGCTAGACCAAGATTGGGAAGCTGAGTTTCGTTCTATCTCGTTAGCCGATATGAAGTTTGCCAACGGTGACAGCGACAATGGCTGGCAATGGCCGGATGATCTGAGGAAGGATCGGGAGAAAAACAAACGGCCTGCACTGACGATCAATAAGGTTAGACAATACGTAAATCTAATCACCAATAACGCGCGTCAGAATAAGCCCTCAATTAACATCAAGCCTATGGGCGAAAAGGCGAGCTACGATGCGGCGCAAATCCTCGAAGGATTAATGCGCCATATTGAATATATCAGCTCGGCTCAAAACATCTACGATGAGGCGACGGAAAGCCAAGTTGAAGCTGGAATAGGCTACTGGCGCATTATCACGAAATATCTTGATGATGAGAGTTTCGACCAGGAAATCCTAATTGCTCCGGTGCGGGATTATCTCAGTGTTTTGCTCGATAGAAACATCAAACACAAAGATGGTTCGGACGGCAAGCATGGGTTTATCTTTGATGATTTACCTTTCAAAGATTTCAAACGGCAATATCCTGAGATAGACCTAAACCTGATTTCCGGCGCTGATACTGGCCTGAATGAGTTTGATGACTGGGTGCGCGATGGCAATATTCGGGTGGCTGAATATTATCGAATCGTTGAAACGCGCGATGAACTCATTCACATGGAGGACGAGGACGGCACGGTTGCCGACTTCAAACGTAGTGAAGTTCCGGCCAAGTATCGAAAGAGGTTCGAGGAACTGGGCGAAAACGTCAAAACCCGCGAAATCTGGAACAGGCAGCTTGAGTGGTACAAGATTGCGGGCAGTCAGATCATTGATCGCCGCAAGCTCAAGGGAAAATTCATCCCGATCATCCGGGTAATTGGAATTGAAAGGGTTATCGAAGGGCGGCTAGAGCGTAAAGGTCATGTACGAGGTCTGAAAGACCCGCAGCGCATGTATAACTACAATTCGTCTGGTCAGGTCGAATACGGCGCAATGGGGACCAAGACACAGTGGCTAGTAGCCACTGACGCCATAGCCGGTAATGAAGTTGCTTGGAATAACATGAACCGCGACAATGCGGCTTATGTGACATTCAAGCATCGTGACGAGGATGGAAATGAAATCCCGCCGCCGCAGCGCATAGAGCCTCCCGGTACGGTTCCTGCGTTCTTAGATGGCATGAAGATTGCCGCTGCTGAAATGGAAATCGCTTCCGGTCAGCAAAGCGGTCAGCAACAGAATCCAGCCGTTGAGCGAACCCCTAGAGCCATTGATGCGAGAGAGCGTTCGGGAGAGACTTCGACATACCATTTTATTGATAATCTCGCGGTAGCTATTCGATATACGGGCCGGATTATTCTCGATCTAGTCCCACATATTTACGACACTGAGCGCGTTATTCAGATTTTGGGCAAGGACGGCACTCAGACTAATGTAACTGTGAAGCCGGATGCCGCTACGGCATTTGAAATAAAGAAAGAACAAGACGAAGTTACGGACGTTCTATTCAACCCGAAAGTAGGCAAATACGAAGTCGAATCCGATGTTGGCCCGGCCTATGCGAGCCAACGTGAGCAGACGTGGGATGCCTTTGTTTCTCTCATGTCGTCTGACCCGGCTATGCTTAACATTATTGGCGATCTTGGTTTTCTGGCTGCTGATTTCCCGATGGCGGACAAGATTGCAGAGCGAATTAGACGCAAGATCAAAGCCGAAGCACCTTGGCTACTTGAGGATCAACCCGGTCCGGTTATGGCGAAGCTCACAGAGAGCAACCAGAAACTGCAGGTGCAAGTCGGTGAACTACTGCAAAAACTAGCTGAGAAAGCCATATCTCTAAAGGGCAAGGACGAGCAAAAAGACATTGATGTTTATGAGGCCCAGACTAATAGAATGCATGTCATGGGCGATGTGCAAAAGGATTTTCACGGCTCACAAATGGAAAAGGCCGGACTGGAATTGGAAACTCATAAAACCTTACATGATATGAGCATGGATCACATAGACCAGATTCAAGAGGACAATCAGGCCGCGTTAGATGCGACGAAGGACAGTGCTGCACAATGACAGAAGTTACGATTTACGATGTGTCAACCGACGAAATCAGAACGGTTACGCAGGAGGATATTAATTTGCTTCTGAAAACCTCCGAATGTGGCGGTCTGATGAGGATGATAAATCGCAAATTGGATATTAGGCTTGAGCCTGGTATGCCAATGGATTGGGCTGCATATTTGAAAAAACTCCGCGCCGTTGTTAAATTCATCGACAGTCTATGACCGAAAAAACCATCAAAGACATGGCGCGCGAGCTAGCTGGCGCTTTCTATGAGGACAATCGCAGTCCTGGGTTTAGAGCCACGTTCCCCACGTTAAAAGCCTATATGCGCGGGCAATGGCATAAGCCTACGGGTGAGATATTCATTACCAAGCCCGGCTGGATGTATCACATTGATCTAGCGATTAAGGTTTTGGGCACGATGCTGGGCAAGCCGGATGCTGGGGTATCTCCCGCGATGAAAGAACGCATTGCGGCGGCTTTGATTGAAAACCACAATAAGGGCACCAGCCCGCAGGCCCGTAAGACCGGGCAGAGACTAGAAACGCACCACTAACCGTCCTGGCGGTAATCCAGTGCAAGGAGATTTAGATGGCTGATGATGAAGTAGTTACTGAGGAAGTAAAGGAAACTCCCGAAGTTGCTGTGGCAGAGCCGGAACTACCACTTGAGGCTGAGGCTGAAACGCCAGAGGAAGTGGTTGCGGAACCTGAAAAGGCCATTGAAGAACCTGTTATTGAAGAAACTAAACCGGACTGGAAAGACCGGGAACTAAAGAAAAAACATGCTCAGATCATGGAAGCCAGACGGGTTCTGGCCGAACGGGATGCAGAGCTAGAGCGGCTTCGAGCCGGGAAACCTGCCGAGCAAAATGGAAATCCGCAGGAAGTAGAGGCCCGCGCCCGCGAAATCGTGGCTCAAGAGCGATATATCGAAAGCTGCAATGCAGCGAATGAGTCCGGCCAGAAAGCCTATAAGGCCGAGTGGAAATCCGCCGTTGAAACGCTGGAACAACTAGGTGGCTTTGATATTCCTACCATGCGCGGAATTATGGCTACCGGCGCACCTGACAAGGCTTTGTATTTACTCGGTACTCAGCCGGACGAATATCACCGCATTATGGACATGCCGATTGAACGGCGCATTGTGGAGATTACCAAACTCGTGGAAAAACCCGTGGTTGCACCCAAGAAAGTTTCGGAAGCTCCCGCCCCCATTCGCACAGTTGGCGGAACGGCTGCGCCTGCAAAGGTAGAACTAAACGACAAGATGAGCGATGATGAATGGTACGCGGCAGCTAAAGCCCAACGTGCCAAGAAGTTTGCGGCCCAAGGCCGTCGCTAAAGCATAAGCGTCCCGGCGCTTAACCCGGTGCTTCGTCCTGGCGAATAATCCAGTGCTGATGCGTCCAATCCGCAGCATGACGCCCTGCCCCTGAACCCGCGAACGGGAAAGGTTCGCACACCCCTTTCAGCACTGGATATCCAATGGCTAACAGCCTTTTAACTATTTCCATGATTACGCGAAAAGGCATTGAACTTTTCGTGAACACCAACGCCTTTATCAAAAACCTTGATCGTCAGTACGACAAGGATTTTGGTCGCGGCGGCGCTAAAATCGGTTCCCAGCTTCGCATTCGCTTGCCCAACGATTACACGGTTCGCCACGGGCCTGCGGTTTCGATTCAGGACACCGCCGAACAGCAGACCGTTCTCACGATGGCCACGCAAGACGGCGTGGACGTTTCGTTCTCGACCGCAGACCTGTTGCTGTCGTTGGATGACTTTGGCGAACGCGTCATGGAACCCATGATGAACAACCTTGCGGGTGATGTTGCCACCACGGTTATGGGTAATTCCGCGAACACGATCTGCAATATGTCGGCCAATTTCGATGCAAATAACAACATCCTGACGCCAAACGCAGGGACGTTCCTGGATGCACAGGCCACGTTGAAACTCAACTCTGTGCCTATTTCGGGCCAGAAAATCATCAATGACCCTCGCACTCTGGCTCGT